TTAGTCCAGAAGCCAAGCAGGGCGTGACAGAGGTTATTTAAGTTTATTCACTATCCATCTTATTAATTCAAATAATAAAATGAAAGGGCTCATTATAAAACCAATTAATCCAATAATATAATCTCTAACATATTTCATATTACATATCTCTTTTACCTTGATAAATGTGCTTACAAGTTGGAAATCTTAAACTTATAGTACCTTTATCATTTTTTGTTTCTTCAAAATACTGAACAGTAATTGTTTTACCCATAATGGAACCATCCATATATTCTAATCTTTGTTCTTGAGTGAATCCAGAACCAACTTTAACTTTATATCCTTTATGTTCAATCCAAACTTGAGATAACATTTTCATAGTTACTGATTTACCATCTCTAACTACTTCATGTTCGTCACAATCATAATCAATCACTTCATATTCAGCATCATAAAACTTTTTTACTTTAAGTAAGTTTTTAGATCTTTTACCTTCATATGAAATGTTTTTTCTTAACATAACACCTTCCCAATTATTATCAGTTGCTAATTTAACCCAAGTTTCAAGGTGTTCATCTCCTGTTATAATCATTTGTTCGGTGTAACGTAAAATATCTTTACTACCTGGTTTTAAACTATCTACAAATGTTCTTAATGTAATTAATCTCCAAGATAGGATATCTGATTCTTTTTTTAACTCAAATTCATTTTTAGTTAACATATCAAATATCATATAGGCTGGATTTTCAACCTGATGATTTTTACGTCTTAATTCTTTCATTACAGATGAAAAATCTTCATTTCCATCCTCATCTATTAAACAAATCTCACCATCAAATACAGTGTTTATAATTCCTGTTGACTCAATAGCTTCCTTAACTTTATTTAATGTTAAAAATTCTTTACCCATTCTAGAATATAAAGTGCAACTACCCGTTTCATCAACAACAGCCAAACATCTAACTCCATCTAGTTTACGAGATGCAAACCAAACATCATTCCAATCACAATCATTTTTAAATTCTTGAGCTAATGCAACATTAAAAGTTGGTATCAAACCAGGTATTGCTTTGTTTATTACTTTAGCACCTGTTCTAATTTTTAAATCTTTATCTATAATATCATAGATTAAATCCCAATCAACATTTTTATAAGCGAACCTATTAATTAATCCAATAGCACTATGACCTGTTACTTTTCTTGTGGTAAGCATATCTAACAAGGCAAACAAAGTATAATCATCATAACCTACTTTACCACCATTTTTCTTACAAGTTTTACTTGTAACATAATATTGTTTAAATGGATTATAAGTGTATTCTAATACTTTATGAATGAATGGACTTGCGTCCTTTATTATTTGAACTTTTTCTTTACTACTTGAAGTAGCTCTCATTTCCTCAATGAATATTTTTAAATCTCTCATATTATATTTTGTTACCATCCTCTCTCACATCTTAATTCATAGGCATCATGCTTTGCTTGATCCTTAGCTAATATATCATAAGCTTCAGCTTGTGTAATGCAAATCTCTTCTTTACCATTCCAAGCAATTGCACATTCATCTCCTGTTAATTCATCTGTGAAAAATCTTAATACTGTCATAACCTTCATTTTTTAATTATACCTAAATATAACATCCTCCTGCCCAAGAGCCAAACAAATCAACGAAAATCTTCATAAGTTCCTCCATAAGGTGAACTTGGACTTACAACTATTTTTTGATTAAATACTCGTTCTTGATTGTGATATACGTTTATTATATAAATTCCAGATGGATTAGTTAAATATATCTCCTCAAATCTCTTATATGTAGTTAAATGTTTTATTATCCTACCTCTAATATCATAAATTTTAATATCAATTTTACCACTATAAGAAGGAAATTCAATGTATAATCTCCCTCTTGTAAACGAAGGATTTATTTGAATATCATCAAACTCATTTACAACAGGTCTTGGTTGATAATTTTCTACCATAAATGTTCTATAAGTATGTAATGATGCTAACCCCCTTGCTACTTGATTTTTAGTAAAAGTTACCATACATTTCTCACCACAGTACTCCATATAATGTTTAACAAAAACTCTCTCTTCAGATGGGCAAGTACTGATAAGTGTATCAGGGCATCCTAATGAAGGATATACAGGCCCCATTTGAATACCAGTTTCAGGTATAAAGTCATCCCCACATGTTCCTACATTACCCCAGGGGTGATATAAATTTAACCAATGACCAACCTCATGAACTAAAACTCTTCCACCAATATAGGGTTCCATATTTGAGTAACTCCAATCATATATTTGATTTCCTGTCACTTGCCAATCAATAAC